AAGTCGATCGACACCGAGAAGGCTGGCCACAACCCAAAAGTCGGCGCCGGACTGCCTTCGACCTATTTTGGCAATTCTCGCGGCGATGTCCACAAGAACTTCGACAAGCATCCCCACGACTAAATGCCAGCCTTCCTCGAAGCGAAGTTGCGCAAGAACGTCCCTGCCGGGGTCGATCCGGACCGTTATGTTTATGGCGCCCTGAACAATATGGGCGCCATGCGCGGCTCGAAGATCACGCCCAAGGGCAAGCGGATGCAGACGAAGCACAACCAGAAAATGCATAAGTTGAGCGACCTGGCCTGATGCCGCAGACTCGCGAACAAATCAAGCACTCTCCGGTCGCCCAAGAGCAGTGGCGCCCGCAGCGCACGCAAGCCGGCAACCTCTGGTTTGATCCGCTGAAGATCCGGCCGCTCGGGGATCACATCCTCGTCGTCCTCGATGCCGAGCCGCCGGCGAGCGACATCGTCCTCATCCCCGATGTCGCTCGCAACCGGGATATTGGCACGCGCATCGGAGTCGTGATCGCAGTCGGGCCCGGCAAGTGGAAGGAAAAGCCTGGCCGAAGCTGGGAGATCACGCGCGAACGGTTCTACCCGACACAGCTCGAGCCTGGCGACCGCGTCGTCATCGGTCACTACTCGGACTGGGAATCGTGGGGTGCCGACTATGAGGGGCGAAGCGCCAACGTGGTGCTCTGCCAGGAAGCGGATGTTCGATTGGTGATCAATGGCGATCCTGACTGAAGCGGCAAAGAAAAAAGTTCCGAAGGGCAAGCGCGGCGTGCCTGGCAAGAGTGGAACGGGAAGCTATCCGATGCCAGACGAGGAACACGCGCGCGCGGCGGTCGGGTTTGCAGCCATGCACCACGGCAAGAAGTCTGCCTTCACCAGGAAGATCCGCGCCAAAGCCAAATCTCTCGGCTACATGAAGAAACTGAGCGACCTCGCCTAATGCCTGTCGTCTTATCCTCGAAGTCGAAAAAGCGGAACACGAAGCTCAACGCTGACGAAGAGCTGATCGTAAAGTCGCTAAAGCGCTTCAAAATCACTGCGGAGAGCGAATCTGAAGCTCGCCGCCAGGCGCTCGAAGATCTGCGCTTCTCGATCGGCACGGGCCAATGGGATGAATCGGTCAAGGCCAATCGCGAAATCGAAGGCAAGCCCTGCCTGACCATCAACCGCGCGCCCGCGTTTTTACGTCAATACACCGGCGAAGAGCGCCAGCACCGTCCAGCCATGCTGGTGAGTCCTGTCGGCAATGGCGCCGATGTCGAGACGGCTAAAATTCACCAGGGCATGTTGCGGCACATCGAAGTGGCAAGCTCGGCCGATGTCACCTACGACAACTCTTACGACATGATGATGCGGATCGGCTGGTGCCCTTGGCGGGTCAAGGACGATTACATAGGCGATCGTTCTTTTTTCCGCGAGCCCCGTATCGAGCCGATCGAGAATCCTTTCTCCGCCTACCTGTCACCCGTGCGTCGCGCCGATGGAACAGATCCGCTTTGGGCCCACATTGTTACGGATTACTCGAAGGAAGACTATGAAGCGGAATTCGGCCGAACGGAAATGGTCAAGCTGCACTTTCCGACCAGCCAGGGCAATGCCGAGCCGGACTGGGTGACGAAGGATGGATGCCGCGTCGCGGAATACTGGTGGATTGAGTTGACGCCTACGACGCTTTGTCAGCTGGACGATGGTCGCGTGGCGACGAAGGAAGAAATTGAAGCTCACGACAAGTCGGCGAAAGATTTAACTGATTCCGGCGCCCAGGCACCACTGCTTTTGCGTGATCGCGTTGTCGATGAGCGCGACACTGTCATCCGCAAGGTGCGGTGTGTCACCCACGATGCCCTGCATGTGATCAAATCCTATGACTACCTCGGAAAATATCTGCCGTTCCCGGAGGTCAACGGCGTCCGGCTTAATGTGAACGGCAAGATCTACCGCGCCGGCATGGTGCGGGACTATCGTGACGCCCAGCGAATCTACGATTTCATGGTCACGCGAACGGTCGAGCAGGTTGACATGGTTTCAAAGGACCCACTCTGGGTTTCGGATGCGAATGCTCAGTACGGCGAGGACTATCGCCAGATCAACCGTAAGAATTTCTCCCACGTTTTCTATAAAGCCTGGGATGAGCAGGGCCGCCAGCTTCCAATGCCCCAGCGTGCTGGCCGCGAGGCACCGATCGAGGCGATGTCGAAGATTATCCAGCAGGCTGACTATGACATGAAGGCCGTGATCGGCATCTATGGCCCGTCGCTCGGTGAAGAATCGGGCAGCGCGCAGGAATCTGGTTTCGCTATCCTCACGCGCCAGCAGCAGACTGACACTGGCGCAGTTTCGTGGCACGACAACCTGAATCGCGCAATCGTCTGGCAGGGCAAGATCCTGCTCGACCTGTGGCCGAAGCTGGTGGATCAGGCCCGGGTGCAGCGCATCATTAATCCCGACGACAGCGTGAAGCACGCAGTCGTCTATAACAGCCAGTCGCAAGATCCGCAGGAAGCGCAGGAGCTGCTGAACGAGCAGCTTGGCCTCAAGAAGGCTTACGACGTCAATGTCGGTGACTATGACATTGTTCTCTCGACCGGCCCCATGTACAAAGCCGCGCGCCAGGAAGCCTTCAAGGCGATGACCGCCGTGATCACTGAGAACCCGCAGATGCTGTCCATGCTCGGCGACATCTGGGCGAAGAATGCAGATTTTCCCGACGCCGAAGTCCTCGCTGCGCGATTCAAGAAGATGCTGCCACCGAATCTTCAGGATGAGGATGCCGATGACGCGCAATCGAAACTGACAGCGCTGCAGTCCCAAATTCAGATGATGTCCCAGCAGCACGACCTGATGGTGCAGGAGATCAACCGCGCTTCGGACACGATTCGCACCGACCGTCTCTCGCTCGAATCGAAGGAACGTATCGCGCTCTGGAACAACTGGACGCAGCTCATGCTGCAGCGGCTTAAATCGCATGACGTCGCAGCTCAGGCGCTCATGGACGCGCAACTGCAGCACCTGCAAAGCCGCTTGTTGATGCTGAACGAGCAAGAGCCTATTGCCGCGGACGCCGGCGCGGCGCCGAACACTCCAGAATTGCCGACGCAAGTCGAGCCCAGAGTCCAACCCATCACTCCGGCGGCGCCGACGCCCCGACCTCAACCCGTAGGAGCTTTACAATGAAACGAATTCTCCCGTTCCTCTTGCTTTTCTCCGCTTTGGCTTTCGCCCAGTCCGTACTCCCGAACATCAATTACAACGGCTACCTGAACGTCACCTGCAGCAATGTAAACACGGCTTGTGTAAACGGAGTATTCGTCACCAGCTTTGGAACGAGTTCGACCGCTGGGCCCCTCGGCACCGGTTCGACGCTCGACATCCCCGTAGCCAACTATTCGGCAGCGACGGTGACCGTTTCCGGAACCTACGCGGGCTCGACGATCAACTTCGAATTCTCCGATCCCACCAGCGGCACCAACTATTTCCAGGAAGTGTGCGCTCGCACCGACATCAACCTGTTGGAAGTCTCGGAAGTTTTACCGACCAACCAGGTGCGGGCGTGGAATTGCCCAGTATGGGCGGCGACGCGCTTTCGGGTGCGTCAAAGTGCCTATACCTCCGGCATTGTCAACGTCTGGATCACCCTCACCCAGGCCGCGATCGATCCCTCGCTTGTGGTTGCTGCCTCGATCACCAACATTGCCGGTGCGTCCGATCCTTGCCAGGACGTGAGCGCGATCAAACAGAGCGCGGCGATCGCGATTTCGAGCGCCACCACTGTCCAACTGATCGCGCTCAGTGGCACGACGACGATTTACGTTTGCGGCTTCACGGCTGCAGCCGGTGCCGGGACAAACCCGAGTATCCAATTCGAATACGGGACCGGCACCAATTGCGCGGGCAGTCCAACTGTTCTCACGGGCGCCATGGCGACCGGAGTCACCGTTGCCACGGGTGTACCCGGTCCAATTTTCACAAGTGCGGGTGCGGGAACAGTTTTCAAATCGGCCGCGGGCAATGAAATTTGCGCAGTGACCGCCGGGACCACGCCGAACTTCCAAGGTTTCATCAGCTATGTCCAGCAGTAAAACTCAATCAGACGATCCACATACCCACACCAGGAGGAAGTGATGCCATCAGGAATTGTCATGCAATCGGGCTCCGTTGGAGCCACGCAGGAAGCGATCGAGAAAGTTTTGACCGACAACGGTTACGAGCCTGAAAAACCGGAAGTAGTTGCGCCGGTCGAGCCGAAACGCGAGGACTTCGAAAACGATGAAGCCTTTGAAACGGCGCAGGAAGAATTCGACCAGCAGCAAGAAACAGCCGCCGCCGAGCACCGCGAAGAAGAAACTCGCGGCGCGAGAAAACCAACCCGCAAGCAGCGTGCGATCGAGAAAGCTACTCGCGAACTGCGCGAGCAAAACAAAAAACTCGAAGAGCGATTGGCCGCATTGGAGAAAAAACCTGCAGTCGAGATCCCGAAGATCGAAGTTCCGCAACGCGCAAAGTTTAAGTCTGACGCTGAGTATGAGGAGGCGATGTTCGACTATCGCTACCAACTGCGTCGCCAGAAAGAGATGCAGGAGCAGTTCGTGGCAGCGCAAAAGCAGCAGCAGGAAGCCACTGCCGCTCAACTCAAAGAGAATTTCGAGAACTACCAGTCGGCTGTTGCCGACTTCAAGGAGAGCCATGACGACTGGGACGATGTTGTCAACCAGGCTCTTCCGATTCACGAAAGCGTTTATCTGGCGGTGATGGAACTGGAGAACGGACCCGATGTGACCTATTATCTCGGGAAACACCCAGACTACGCTCGCCGGCTTGCAGAAATGACACCCCTCTCCGCCGCCATGGAAGTTGGCCGCCTCTCGACGAGGCTGAAGACTGGCGCGCCTGATCCAAGCGCAGCTGGCAACGGAGCTAGACAGAAACCCCGCACGCGACTCCCGGAACCGGTCAAGCCGGTGAGCACCGCGGCCTCTTCTTCCACGCTGTCCTCGGCTGACGCAGCCAAGAAGCGCGATTTTCGCGCCTTTAAGCAAGCCCAGCGCGCAGGCAGGTGACCACTAGGAGCTCACTTTGGCAAACCTGATCCTTACCAACCAGGAGATCAGTTTCAAGAACCTCATGGTGCTTGAAAACTCGATTTCTTTCACCAAGAAAGTCATCCGGCGTTACGATGACAAATTCGGGAAGGCCGGCGCGAAAATCGGCTACATCCTGAACATCAGAAAGCCGGCGCGCTCCGTCTCGACTGCAGGCCAGGGCATTCAGCTGCAGGACTATATCGAGCGCTCGACTCCATTGATCCTCAATAAGCAGTATCAACAGGCGTGCGCTTTCACTTCGAGCGATCTCGCTCTTTCACTCGACGACTTCACGAATCGCGTGACGAAGCCGAAGATCGTGCAACTCGCCAACGACATCGACTATGACGGCCTGCAGCAGTTCGTGAACGTGCCGGCAGAGGTTGGGACGCCCGGAACGGTCCCCAATACCCCGGACACTTACCTGAACGCACTGCAGGTGCTCGCCGACGAAGGTTTTCCCGTCGATGATGAAGAGGGCCTGTCAGTCCACATCTCGCCTCGTATGCAGCGCGCGATCTTCCCCGCACTGCAAGGCCTGGTTTCGACCGCTTCTGGCACTTCTTTCGCTTTCCTGCGCAACCTCGCAAAGGGCGAAGGCGGCGAAGCCGACTATTTCAAAGGCCTGGTCGCTCGCGGCCTTGGTTTCGACTGGTTTATGACTCAGAACGCGCCGACATTCACCACCGGTCCTTATACGGGCTCTCCGGTTGTGTCGAGCGCCGGGCAAACCGGGTCAAGCATTGCGACTTCTGGCTGGACCGGCAGCGCGTTGCAGTTGAACCAGGGGGACATCATCTACTTTTCGGGTGTCCACCGCATCAACCCGCTGACTCGTCAGTCCACTGGCGATCTGCGGCCGTTCGTTGTGCTTGCCCCATTCACTTCGGCGGGAGGCGTTGGGAACGTTCAGATCGGATGCGTCGATGGCGACGGAATCACAGTTGGCGGTCCTTACCAGACGGTCGATGTTTCCCCAGCCTTGAGCGCACCGATCACAGTATCGGGAGCGGCCTCGGTGCAATCCTATCGCGGCGTCGCTTTCCATCCGGAAGCGTTCTGCTTCGGCTGCGCCGACCTCGAAATGTACGATAATCAGCACATCATGGAGATGGCCGCGGACAAAGAACTAGGCCTGGCTATCCGCATGTGGGCAATGCCGGACATCAATACCGACCGCTTGCTGATGCGGCTTGATGTGCTCGGCGGATGGTTGACGATGTATCCGCAGGGTGCAGTGCGCGTTACCAGCTAAGACAACTCGACCAAGGGGTGTGACTTAACCCTCACACCTTTCAAAATTCCAAAAGAAAAGAGAACCAACACACCATGACGCTCAGAAAAATTGCAGCACTTCTCGTTCTTCTGGCGGGTCTGGCTGGCTTCGCTGTCGCTCAGACTTCGCTCACTCAAACCACTCTTGCGGGGGCCGTCACCGGCCCTTCGCTCTACTCGGGAACGTCGCCGACGCTGCAGACTTTTATCTGCCTGGCTTCGGTGACGGGGATCTCCGCGCCGATTTTGCCGGGCACTCCGGTATCGGTAATCTATGTTGACCGCGAAGCGATGGGAGTGTGGACCGTGAATACGACCTCGGGCTGCCTCACTGTGAACCGCGGCTATCTTGGAACACAGGCCTCGCCGCATGTCACCGGGCAGATGGTCTTGGTCGCAGTTCTTTACCAGACCACTCTCGGCACTGGTGGAAACCCGTTGCCGTCTGGTTTATTCCAGCAAGATCCGCCGCAGGGCGGGACTTGCACGGCTGCCGGAATTCCGGCGACGCCCTGGGTCAATGTTCTGACTGGGGCGCAATGGCTGTGCTCGGTTGCCGGGACCTGGGTGCCTGGGTTCAACAATCCGCTCAGCACTTCGTCTCCTGGTCTGGTCAGCACCACGGCTGCCTCGACCGGCGCTCAGGTGATTCCAGGACCGTATTTTGCGCTCTCGGGAACGAACGCAATTACCTCATTCACGATCCCAGTCGGCTTCAACGCGACGGCGGGCGGATACGGCAGCTTTTGTATCTATCCGACCGGGGCTTTTACGACCACGGCGACCAACAACATCGTGAACGCGACGACTGCGGTTGTGGGCAAATTGCTGTGTTACACGTGGAACCCAACCACCTCGAAATTCGCAAACAGTTACTAGCCGCTTTGGGCGTTGAGCGCATCAGCGCCCACATTTCTCAACACAAGGAACATTCCCATGGGACTCGACGGAAAAGAAGCAATTCAGCCAACAGCTTTCGATGCTCACGAGCAGGTCGTGCGCAGCCAGCACACTCACAGCGCCGCGGAAGGCTATCAGTCCGCGGAATTCACGCAGCAGGAGTATCCGAAGCATCTGGGTGACGATGACGGAGTTGCCGTGATCGCAGCAGACGCCAAGGAAGAGGAAGAAAAAACGGCCTATCTCGCTGCGAAAAAGAAAGACGCCGAAGCGAGCGCGTAAGTCGGTCTTCGTTTTACAAACCTGATCTTCACTCAGTAGTC